TTTCCCATCAACAATTTTCATATATTTCGCAGGAGTATCCAATTTTCCAACTCGTCTGAAGTATGCACGACCTCCATCAACAGCACAGTTGCCAACTTGTCGGTAGTCGTGACGGTGTTGAGAGTATTCCCAACCCTCTGGACCTTCGATCATACCAAACTTAAGATCTTCGATTTTATCAGCATTGGTAATTAGTACTTGACGCTGTTCTTCTTTTGATCCAGTAGAGCGAAAGAACAAACCAAAGTAATGATTACCGAACTCTGGATGTGGCGTCTCACGATAGAACACATCACAAGCAAATGTGGCATATTCATTCGTTGCACTAGTGCAGACATACTTAACTGGCACGCCGTCTTGGTTGCTGTAGTGTTCGCAAATCTTTTCAATGTTAAATATTGGTTCATGATGTATCATATTTTAATCCATTTGAGTTTTAATATGCTTGTCCATTAATTTTCCCTTAACTTAGAATTTTCTTTTTCAAGGTTCATAACATATTGCAATAACCACATTAAAGCCGCTATATCGTCTTTACGAAAAAGAATAGATCCGTGCTTTTCTTTACCTTCACGATTATAGTATTTAACTTTATTGCTTAAAATTTTGTGATAATACTTATGATGTTTTTTCCAACTCATTAATCACCCAATCTTACTGTTACCTCATAACCGCCCTTACGATCCATCCACCAATCGTCTTCACGGTCGTAGTCAGATTCGTTGACGAACTCCCAGAACATATCGCATTCTTCGTAAGATGGTTCTTCACCTTGCGGTTCCATACCACCGAACGTTTGCTGTTCTTGATGTGACATAATTTCGATGAAACGTTCAACAGAGCCAAATGATTCAATCACGTGTTCGTCATCAATATCATACATTTTATTAGATGTGACCTGATGCCACTCGCTTACTGTAAATGCAACCATTAGTCGTCACTCCACTTTTTATTCAGATCAATATCGATACCGATTTCAGCGAATAGATCTTCGATCTTTTCATCGGATACTTCATTCATAATAAAATTTGCAAAATCTGCAAATGATTCTGCTTCTTTATCATCACGATTTACCGCATCAAAACTAGGATAGCCTTTTTGATATACGGGAGATGTCCAGTCGATGTTATCATTCATAATATATCTCTTCACTTTTGTTTTGGTGCGCCCACCCGGACTCGAACCGGGACGCCCGAAGGCAACAGATTTTAAGTCTGGTGTGTCTACCTATTTCACCATGGGCGCTGATAAGATGACAATATCATTTGTATCGTCACCTGTCAACCGTTAAATTAAGTTATAATTGAACTTTTTTGTGGCTGAATAATGCCTGATACCGCAGAACGATATGCATTTTCAACTTGAGGATTTGTTTCTGTTACGAACAAAACACTCTTTAGACAAACGCTTTTAGGGTTTTCAACGCCTGTCATTGCAATGCCTCCAGCAAAACCCATACCTTGCTCACCTACAGTCACAAACCGTGGATTGTCAAGGGTTACACCTTGCGCATCATCAGATACAAGTTTACCTACAAATTCACCGCTTAATGTCATAACTGTGACAACATCATTTACTGCAATTCCCATGATTACTCCTGAATTCCTTGACCAGCATTCACAAGAATTTCGTAAAGCGTTTCCACTTCTTCGTTCTCTTGTTTAAATTGAGTCATATTTTGTTTATGATAAATTGTTGCCAATTTGCGAATGTATTTTTTCTCGAGGTTTAGTTCCTCAGCAACCGAATCGATTGCCTCTTTCTGAAAGTCTCTTTCAGCCTCTACACGAGTCATAGAATTCGAAAGTTCTTTCATTGCACCGACCAAACGTTTTTGATCTGCAGGATTACTCAACATAATTTATCTCCTATTAAGGTTGTTCACTTTCCCAATCTAAATCAGTCATGGGTTCAGAAAATTCGTCACACCACATACCATCATACTCTTGTTCAATCATTAAAATGCTCTCCATGTTTCTGGTGGCTGTAATCCCACGAATCTCGGTTCTTTATTTGCATAGGTGAGTATAATATCACCTGCGATACAAACACGTTTAGACAGTAAATCGTTTATGTTTTTAGAAGGCATTTCTTTCCGTTCGCCATTATACACGCCATCTGTTTCTGTAGAGTGTCTGATAAACGATGGAAATAAAATTAAATCACCTTCATTAACGTCATATTTTTTACTGTAGCAATTTATATCATTTATGACATCTGTATTATTCGAAAACATACCCGCAAACGGTTCGTTAGGTGAAGTTCTATTCAAGCTAGAATGCGTATTTTGCAAAACTAATTGTTTTTTAGCTTTATCTGACTTTGGTATATTTACATAATACACAAATGAATAATGTGACTCAGAATGAATGTGTGGCATCGTATCACCATTTAGAATAACATGCATCCAACATTTCATAACGTTGATTGCAAACCTATCTTTATCAATTCCGTGTTGAAACAAATATTCTTTAACGTTATCGCATACAAATTGAAAAATGGGTTTGAGCGACTCGTCTTGTTGCAGATGCATATACCCATATCCTTCACCTGTATAACCAGATGCATCAACATGTTTCATTGCGCTTTTAGCAAAACATTGCTTTAGCGTTTGATGATCTTCACAATGAGCAAGGCCTATAGCCGTGGGAAAGATTTTATCAATTTGCATTGCACATCAAATGTCCCATGACGAATTATTTTCTAAAGCATATTGTACGCCATGTAAATAATCACGATCTTCTTCTGACATTATATTCCAGTAAAATTTAACAGATTGAACCTGTTCAGCAACTTCTTCATTGCCTTCAGGCGTCAAGTGAGAGTTAGACTCCATTTGTTGTTGAATGAAATCCATCTTCTCTTTAATTTTGTTTTCAATAGTTTTTTTTGCTTTAGTCATATTATACTCCGTTATCTTCAGGTTCATCAAAAAAAGGATCATAATCTTCTTTGAACACATCCCTCACAACACTTTCAACAAAGTCGATAGACGTCTTTGTGTATTTAGCGATTTCATTGTTAGGAACACCATTGTATGCAAGTTCCTGAATATCAACGATTACATTACCCATCTTACTCATATTTCGATACCTCACACAAACAAAGGACGCATTTGCTCAACAACAGTGTTATAAGCATTCACCTCATAAGACCAGTTCTCAAAGAACTCGTCATCATCTTGGTCGTCAGAAGCGCAATACTCTTCCCAGATATCGTCCATGCTCTTAAGACCTTCAAGAAGATCGCCGTTAGCACGGCTTTTCATAATCTGTACAGCGAAGTCGAAGTCGAAGTTTTCTTTGTAGAAGCTGGGAATACGGAACATAATTTTCTCTCTCATCATCAACGTTATACATATAATATAACGTTTTAGAACAAAATGTCAACCGGTTTTTCAAATTATTTTATTTTTTTTCGATTTTATATGTGCCTTGAGGAAGAGCCCACGCTTTCATCAATGCCAAATACATTTCTGCTTTCAGTGCAACAACATCAAATGATTTCTTCTTTTCATTCCATTGTTTAATAAAGCAATAATCATCATACAACAAAACCTGAACATCTTCTAATTCACCCGTTTCATCGAGCAATACGATTTGTGTCTCATCCTCATCAAATTCAATTGTAAACATTTATTGCCTCTTTAAGTTTTTCACGGAATTGTGATTGATACGACATTGAATGATACCATTATAATAATCATCACGTAACAACACATCACGGTCAAATTGTTCTTTTGCCTCTAAATAAGATAAATCACCTTTCCCTAAACACAAATGCAATATCTCTCTATAGAACGCATCTTCACCTTTTTGTTCAACCAACAATTTGACTTCATCAGATGAACCGTAATATTTTTTCCAATCAGATTCTTTAACAACTTTGCGCTTGCGTGTCTTACCTTTTAAGGGAGGAAGTTTTGTTGTTGACCAAAATAATTTTTTACCGATATACTTTTTATTATTAGAGCGATCTGTGATCATGTATACAAAACCAACATAATCACCAATCATGTCAGATGTAAACTCTTTACCGTTATACATCCACATTTTCTTCGTCCTTAGTTTTGTATTGCCATTCATCCGTATGACCAACTGACCATTTAGGTTCGGTTTCAACGGCGTAATTTTGCGTACAAACTTTGAAGTCAGGACGTTGAAGATTCTCAGGTGTTAGGGAGCTGTCACGCCAGATAACCCGATTGTTTGGTTGAGCAGCGAATTGACCGTTGTCCAGTTTGATAACATTAAAGGTCTTATGCTCTGGGTCTTGTTCTGAGAAGTTGGTGTCAATGATGGAAGTATCTCTGTGACAATTATCGATGGTGAATACGTATTCCCCTGAATGCATCTTTCTGTCTTTGCCAAAGAATTCGCAACGTGACAGAATGGGTTTTTGTAGGACTGTAATGTCATAATCAAAACAGTCCCACAATTGAAGCACATCAAGAGGAAGAAGCTCGCCGTGATCTGTTTTCCAAACGAAAGCCGAGATAGGTAACTTATCATACAGTGCACCGTATTCTGTTAAAAGTGTTTCAAAGTATAGGGCCTTGCCCATAACTGATTTTACACTAATCCATATGCCCGGAGTGAATTCACCATGACCATGCTCAAGATCATAAAGGTATTCTTTTCTTACGTAAACGTTAACAGGTGGGAGCGGATGCGCTAAAAATGCCATTATTGCCTCATTCTAAAATATCTGCTATTTTATGAGCCAACTGCCTGAACCACATTTCATCATGTCCTCGTGTTGTTTCAGCGGCTGTACCAATACGGATACCACTTGTTTCAACGAAAGACCTTCTGTCATTTGGAACACCATTTTTATTCACGGTAATCCCATTGGCTTCAAGCATGTCTGCTGCCTCTTTACCTGAATATTTATGGTCGCTTAAATTCACTAATACTATATGCGAATCTGTTCCGCCGGTTTGAATTGTTAATCCACGCTGTCTAAGCACGTCACACATCGCCTTAGCATTGCGTACAACGTTCTGTGCATATAATGCATAATCTGCAGAGCTTGCCTCATAGAACGCCTGTGCTTTCGCAGCAATGGTATTCATCAAAGGACCGCCTTGTGTTCCTGGGAAAATAGCACTATTGATCTTCTTAGTAAACGCTTCATCATTCCATAGGATAATACCTCCACGAGGCCCACGCAGCGTTTTGTGTGTGGTTGATGTTACAACATCTGCAACATCACATGGGGTTTCATATATACCGCCAGCAATCAACCCGCTATAGTGTGCCATGTCAACCATTAGGATTGCGCCAATTTGATCTGCAATGTGTCGCATTTCAACCCAATCAATTTGACGAGGATATGCAGACGCACCTGCGATAATCATAGCAGGTTCAATCTCTAATGCTTTTCGCATGATATCATCGTAGTCGAGAAATCCTTCATCGTTTACGCCATATGAATATGCTTCATAATTCTTACCTGAAATATTAACAGGCGCACCATGAGAAAGGTGGCCGCCTGATGCAAGATCCATACCTAAGATTTTATCGCCTGGTTTTAGAAACGCTTGAAACACAGCGAGGTTTGCGTTTGCGCCAGAGTGTGGTTGTACATTAACAAACTTGACACCATATAGCTTCTTCAATGTTTCGATAGCAAGTGTTTCGATTTCATCCATATGTTCGCAACCGTTGTAGTAACGCTTGCCTGGATACCCTTCTGCATACTTGTTAGTAAACACTGAACCTGCAAGTTGCATCACTGCTTCACTAGCAAAGTTTTCACTTGCAATAAGTTCTACAGTTTGGTGTTGTCTGTCTGTTTCTTTTGCAAGAATGTTTTTAATTCGTTTATCCATTTAATCTTCCCATTCGTTATCATAATCATCTTCATCATCGACTGATGTCTCTGAATCAACCTCTGCGCCACAATTAGCACAATAGTTTATGGGTGATAATGTTGGCGAATCTATAATAAATTCAGAATCGCAATAACTACAATAAAAATCTTGTCTAGCCATATATTAACCTCTGCAGCAAATTATTTCTCTACCACTATTTAAAAATTCAAAACCATCTAAATACTTTTTAACACCTTCCAGATCGCCTGAATCTACATCGATAAGAAAGGCTCTTACATTGTGCATGATATGTTTCATGCCTTCTAACACCAGCTTCTCAGCACCCTCAACGTCAATCTTAACAACAAGTTGAGTATGCTTTGAAGGTATAACATCATCTAATCTAAACGCTCTAACAGCCATTGACTTGCTTCTGCGTGCTATTATGCTATGATGTCCAGATTTTCCGCCAATACCTAAATCAACTGTTCCGCTAATTGTTGTTGCACATCCTTCTAAAACGTCAACATTCATAAAAGAATTTAAAGCGATACTTTTCTTTAACCATTCAATATTGTGTGGATGAGGTTCAACACTATAAACCTTGTCACAATACATAGCTGCAAGTAACGTGAAATCACCTTTATTTGCACCAACGTCAATGAACACATCTTTAGGTGTTAAATTCTTCTGTAGCCATTTAAATTTATTTGGCTCGTATCTCTCAGCTGCACGTGCTGCCATCATCGAAGACTCTGCAACATCTAAGTAAATTTTATACCCATACGTATCATGTATCTCATAAGCCATTGACTGCAATCCCGCATTTTTCTAGAAAATTAATGCCATCATCGCTGCGGTATTTGTTTTTATAATATACTTTAGTTATGCCTGTTGCGTAAATTTGTTTTGCACATTCGATGCAAGGAGCGTGAGTGATATACATTTCACCGTCCCGCCCACTCTCAGTTGAACGTGCAAGTTTGGCTATAGCGTTTGCCTCTGCGTGAATGACTTCCGGTTTAGTTTTTACTTGCTCAAATTCAACCCACTCGTTAGGCGGAACAACTTCCTCGCATGTATTGTCCCATCCACTGGGCATACCATTGTAGCCTATCGATATGATACGATTGTCTTTTACAACAATCGCACCAACTTGCAATCTTTTTGCAGTAGACAGAGAGGCGAACCTCTCTGCCGTGTCCATATAGGCGCTTTGCCATTTATCCAACAAGTCTACTGAACTCATTATATCCGCCAATTGGCTCATCATTTACTTTGATTTGCGGAAAGGTTCTCGCATTTGGAAACTGTTCAAACACTTCATCACGTGTGAAGTCTGTTCCCATCTTTTTATAAACATAATTAATGCCTTTTGATTCTGCAAGCGATTTTGCTGCTGTGCAATAGCCACAATTTTCTTTTCCCCAAATTTCTACGTTCATAGTGAGAACCCCTTGAATGTGTCTGTTGATACGTCTTGTTTTGTGCCACCTGATACATAACTTGTAATTTCTGTTTCTTGCGGTGCAACTTGAACTTCAGCACCTGAGATCCACTTCTGTGTCCACGGTAATGGATTGCTGCCAAGTGAACCATAAGGCGACTCAAGATCAACATTACGCATACGCTTAGTGCAGATGTATTCTATATATTCGCCTAACAGTTGAGCATTTAATCCAATCATTGAACCGTCTTTAAACAGATAATCTGCCCATGCTTTTTCTTGATCTACCGCATCGACAAACATCTTAATACATTCATCTTTTGTTTCTTCTGCGATTTTGATAAAATCAGGATCATCTTTCTTAAGTGTACGCAACATCAACTGTGTAGAACCTAAGTGCAAGTTTTCATCACGTGCAATCAGTTTGATGATCTTGGCATTGCCTTCCATCTTTTTAAGTTCTGCGAATGCCCACGAACAAGCAAACGATACGTAGAACCGAACACCTTCAAGAATGTTTACGCTCATTAGTGTCAGCCACAATAGTTTCTTTAATTCGTACAGATCAACAGTAACATTACGTGCCTCACGATTAGATGTTACTTGATGTGTGCCTGTGCCGAGTAGATTGTACCACATGCTCATTTCAATTAAGTCATCATAGTACTTAGAGATATCACCGGCACAGTCCAAAATCTCTTCAATGTCCATCATTTCATCAAAGATTTTAGATGGATTAGAATATACGTTACGAATGATATGTGTATATGAACGGCTGTGAATTGTCTCAGAAAACGTCCATGTCTGAATCCAATTCTCAATCTCTGGCAAAGAAACGATAGGTGCAAATGCCTCAACAGGCGCACGTCCTTGCACAGAATCAAGAAGGATTTGACGCTTCAGATTCGATGTGAAAATATGCTGTTCATGGTCAGTAAGAGATTTAAAATCTTTTGCATCCTGATAGATATCAACTTCTTCAGGACGCCAAAAGAAACCCAATTGACTATCTGTCAACTTATCAAACGACTTATACTTCAACGTATCATAACGCTGAATTGTTGGCCCTCCCGATGGATCCAAAAACATTGTTACTTTGGTGTGATCTGCTTTATTAGCAGTATTGAATACGCTCATCTCAGTCCTCTTTTATATGGGTGACAACCTACACATACTAACACGAAATGTAGTAGGTTGTCAACATTTTTTTGTTATATTGTACAACTTTCGCAAGCACTATCATCAATGTCTGATTGCGCTAAAGGCTCTGATGCTAATTTATCAATATCAACTTCACCTTGACCATCATATGTATTAAAATAATATAATTGCTTTCCGCCATATTTGTAGAACATCAATAGATGTTGTAGCATTGTACTCATCGGAATTTTTTCATCCTCAAAGAATTGTGGATTATAGCTTGTATTGATACTAACACCTTGGTCAATATACTTTTGCAAGATAGCCATAATCTTTAGGTATCCTTCAGGTGATTTTTGATCCCACAGTAAATCATATTTATTTTTCAAACGTTTGAACTCCGGGACAACCTGCTTCAAAACACCATGCTTCGATTGCTTAACGGAAATCAAAGAACGAGGTGGCTCAATACCGTTTGTCGCATTTGCAACCTGTGCGGACGTTTCTGCAGGCATCAATGCCATAAGTGTTGAATTACGAATACCTGTTTCCTTCAACTGGTTACGCAATCCTTTCCAATCCATACGTTCTTTGTGTTTAACGAGTTCATCAACATCTTTCTTGTATGTTTGGTTAGGTGTGATACCATGACCGTATTTTGTTTCCATGTTACCTGATGGCGCACCTTGTTCAACAGCAAGATCAGCGGATGCTTTAATCAAATAATATGACCATGCTTCTGCGTATTCGTCAACAAGTTCAAGCCCTTCAGGTGTAATGTCTTGATACGATAAATCATGCTTTGCCATCCAATATGCAAAGTTGATAATACCTACTCCCAATGGGCGGCGTTTCTCTGTCGATAGACGTGCCGCAAGAATAGGATAATTCTGATACGACAACAACGCATCTAAACCACGAACGGCAAGACGACCTACACGTTCAAAATCTTCTGGCGATTTAATGTTACCCCAGTTGATTGCAGACAAAGTGCAAAGTGAAATCTCACCCTCTGGGTCATTGATATCATTTAATGGTTTCGTTGGCAAGTCAATTTCAGCACACAAGTTTGATTGACGAATAGGCGCAACATCTGGCCAGAATGAACCGTGGTCGTTTGCATTATCAACGTTCTGTAGGTAGATACGACCCGTGTTCTTACGCTCTTCCATGTACATAGAGAACAATTCAGATGCTTTCATCGTCTTCTTACGTAGGCGTGTATTACGTTCAGCACGCTCATACAATTCACGAAATTTGTCTTGATCTGCAAAAAACGCTTCATATAGACCTGGAACATCATTTGGAGAGAATAAAGTAATATCGCCGCCTGTAATTAGACGTTCATACATAAGTTTATTGAATTGAACACCGTAATCCATATGACGAACACGATTTTCTTCGGTACCTTTGTTGTTCTTCAGAACGAGCATGTCCTCAACTTCAAGGTGCCAGATTGGGTAATAGATAGTAGCCGCACCACCACGAACACCACCTTGTGAACATGATTTAGTTGCTGCCTGAAACATCTTATAGAAAGGAATAATACCCGTGTGAAATGCATCACCCTTACGAATAGGTGAACCAATGGCACGAATAGATCCGCCGCCAATACCAATACCTGCTTTTTGACTTACGTACTTAACAATAGAAGATGAAGTTGCGTTAATAGAGTCAAGACTATCATCAGCTTCAATAAGAACACATGAACTGAACTGACGCTGTGGTGTACGTACACCAGCCATAACAGGAGTAGGTAAGCTGATATCATGCAAGCTAATTGCATCATAATATTCCTTCACGTATTGTAAACGTGTTTCTACAGGATAATTTTGAAACAATGTTGCTGCAATCAAGATATAACACATTTGCGGCGTTTCAAAGATTTCACCTGTTACTCGGTTTTGAACGAGATATTTGCCACGCAATTGTTCCATTGCAACATATGTAAGATGTTCATCACGTTCGTGTTTTACAAAATTATTTATCTTTTCCCATTCATCATCTGAGTATTTTTCTAATAATTCTTCATCATAAAAACCATTGCCGATATTACGTTCAACAAGTTGTTTAACTGAAAAAGGAATATATGAGTCATACACTTCTTTACGAAGCGCATAGTTGATAAGACGCCCGCCAACAAACTGATAGTTAGGCGTTTCTTCAGAGATGAGATCGGCTGCGGCTTTGATCAACGTTTCTTGAATTTCTTTCGTAGTAATCCCATTGTAGAATTGAATCTGACTTTTGATTTCAACTTCACTGGGGCTCACACCTGTAATTTCATCACATGCATGAAATACTACTTTGTGCAGCTTTTCAATATCCAAGGGTTCTTTTGACCCATTCCTTTTGGTTACTTGTATCATACTTGCTCCTATAGCGACAAAAACACAGGGGGCACTAACCCCCTGTGTTCTATACCGGTTTCTTAATTAATATATTGTTCTGATAGTGGGAAGATTTGTGCGATTGCTTTGCCAACTTCTTGAGCAACTTCCATATGTTCTCTTTGCGTACCGTTACCCGAACGCAATTCAATAAAGTGAATCCATGAACGAATAGTTCCTTGCATGTATAAACGAGAAGGTGTGTTGCCCTCAGGTAAAACTGCACGTGCTTGTTCTTTAGCAATGCCATTGTCAATTGCCCAATTATATGCATCCATCGCTCTTTGCCATACTGCACGTTGATGCACCTCCCACGTATTATGCAAGTCCATGTCATCTGTAATCACACTGTTTTGACGATTCTTTTCATCTTGCAAACGTGCTTTTCGTACAACCATACTATCACTCATATCACGTACATCTGCATAACGTTGTGAGAACTCTTGGAATGCGAACGAACGGTGACGTAACATCTGACGTGCAATATCACGTGTAGTTTCAATTT